CCTGTCCTTCGGGTCAGGCAGCATCTCGTACTGCCAAGGCTTCAGCTTCAGCCGCTCGATGTCGTCCCGGTAGGAGACGAACGGGCTGGGATCGCGGTTGGAGAGGTGCTTGCGGGCGATGCTTGGCACCGTACCCTGGTCCGCACTCTTGTACTGGTTGACGATCCCCTCGATGGTCTTCTCCGAGTTGGTAAGCGGCTTCCCGTCCTCCCCAACCCGCTTGATCGCCGTCAACAGCGGATCTCTCGACACATCGTTCACCAGAGACGTGCCCTCAGGAACATCCCTGAACGCCTTGGATCGCATGACGTTGATGGCCATCTCGCCACGCACCTTAGACGAAGGACGGCGACCGTAGTGGTCGATGAACTCATCCTTCAGCCAAGTCAGGTCCATCCCGATGGCCTTGGCGTACTTGCCCATCGCGTCTTCCGTATCGCGCAGGGTCTGGAAGTAGCCGTAGTAGTTCTCGGAGAGTTTGTTGAACTCATCGATCCAAGGCGTCGAGCTTGCCTCGGGGGAGTTGAGTGTGTCGAGCATCTTCTGCCGGAACTCTTCAATAGGCACCGGGGCTTTCGGGTTCTCCAAGACCATCTTCCTGCCCATCTCATCGATGGCACGCCTGATCTCGGGCAACTCAGCCTCGGTGGTATTGGCCACACTCTCCAAGGCATTCAGTAGGTTCTGGTTCTCCCGAACGACCACGGGAGTCAGGTCTTCCATCATTCCCTTGAGGCGGTTCGACTCACCGTACAGGGCGTCGGCCAGCTTCTGATCTGTGCCGGTCCACTTGTTCCATGTGTTGACTCCGAAGACTCCACGCACCCATGGCACAGGCGAGTACTTCCCGTAGAACCCAGTGTCGAAGACGTTCGCTGCCAGATCCCCGCTCCCGAACGTCGCGAATGGCACATCCTCCATGCCCAGTGCGTTGTTGATCCACCGGGGGGCCTTAAGTCCAGCCAGCGCACGCTCTCCCTTGCGGATCTGTTCGGTATAGGTTAGCGGCGTAAGGGCTGTCTGGCCCGCTGCTTTAACGTCGGGTATGGCACTCTTGAACGCCTGGGCCACCTCGGTCAGCGGCTTGCCTGCGTCTGCTGCTTGGGCTACAGGGCTGATGGCCTGCGCTGCCTTGCCTTCCTTAGTGAGTGTGCCCAACGGTCCCGTGACCCAGGTCAGCGGGTCCATCGCCACTTCCGTACCGAACCCAGCCAAGTCCCCCAGGAGGTTACCGTAGTCCCACTCCATTGGGTTCCAAGAGTTCAACCCTAGCCCTGGCTTGTTCTCGGGCACAACCCCTACGTTCTCAAGCACATCCCGACCAGAGATCCTATCGTCTCTGTTAGTAATACCCATCGCATCCGAGAATGGGATCAGGTTGAGCGCACCCCCGCCCCAGTTCGGCGTCTCACCCTGCGCCACATCCGTCATCCCATGCACAACGCCCCTTACCGCAGCGCCGGGCTTGTCCAAGGTGGAGCCGATGTACTCGACCCCACCCAGGACTCTGCCCAGGATGCTCTGTTCCTGTTCGGGAGTGACCTGTGCCTGAGGCGCACGCCTGGCTGACGATGCGCGTATCGCGGCCAGCGTCATCGGGTCGATGCGAGGCATCAACTGCTGTGGTGCGTCAAACGTAAGAGGGGCAAGTCGCGTCATCGGCGTGTACCGTTAGTTGACTGGCATGAACCCGTAGAATGGAGCGCTAGTGCTTGGTCTAGCAGCAGCTGCCCTCCCATTAGGTCCTATGTACTCCCCCTTGACTCCGCTGATGCGCTGCCAATACTGATGTGCTTCGGGGGTATCTCCGAGGTACGAGATCAGAAGATTCCTGGCTGCACTAGTGTTGGCGTTCTCAAGGGCAACTAGGATATCTTCTGGCACCCTCCCACTTCCGCGAAGTTCCTCAATTGCGGTTCGCCTAGAAGCGATTTGCGCTGCTGCTGCGGAGTCCCCGGCGCTCTGTGCCGCTATCTGCGACTTCCTCTCCGGTTCAGTAAGTCCAGCCGCAACTCCAGGTTGTGGGGCTGGTTTCGGAAGCCCTGCATTCGAGCTAACCCCAGGTGTCACATACACGGGCGGCTGGGATCCGATTGCCGAAGCCATACTCTCTGGCGGAAGTCCGCTGTTCAGGTACGCCGTCCTTGCATTCGACCATGCCACGAACTCAGGCGAGAGTTCAGGCTGTTGGGCAGGAGGCAGTCCCATCCCCATCCGCTGGATTTCAGTAGGGCCGTAGTTCGGGTTCTCTGCCAGAGCATTCATGCCCTGAATACCAGCGGTCGCCATCGCAGGAGGAATACCGTAGTGCCGACCATACACAGCAGCCCGTTGTGCCAGACGCTGCTCGTCTCCCAGCTTCTGGTGCCGTGCCGAGTTCTGTTCGATAGCATACTCAGAGGATCGGGTATCGTTCCGAGTAAGTTTCTGCTTCTCATTCCGGTTGGTTTCAGGGTTCCACCCGGCGGCATAAGACTTCCCAGCGGCCTTTGCAGCGTCCATGAACGCCTCGTACTTGGCCCGCTGTTGGGCGTTGGCGACTTGGTTCATGGCATCGTAGTTTGGCAACGCACCCAGACCCTCGGTGCCAACCCTCGGCCCCATCCTGAAGTCGCCAACGGCAGCATCGTTCGCCCCGTACATAGCGGGCATTCCACGGTTGAGTTGAGTGCCTAGTCCAGAGGGCACACCAGTTGGTCCTGTGGGGATGGATGGCTGTTGTGCCTGTCCGTAGGGCTTGAGCGATGCCAAGCCCTGCTCAAGCCTCGCATTGTCGGCGTAGATGGGAGCAGCCAACTGGTCGAGAACCTGTTGCCTAGCGTTGTTGTAGACTTGCTGTTGGTAGGCTACGCTGCCAACGGGCTGGGCTGCTGAGGATGTGTCTTGAGGCATCGGCGGTGCCATTGCGACAGGTTGCGGTGGAGCAACAGGCGGAAGCCCAGAGGCTGCCTGTTGTGCCATCTGCGGAAGTTGTGCCGCTGCGGTGTCGAAGTTGAATGGTTGGGGCCGCTGGAATGGATCCGGTCCAAGCACCCTGTTGCCGAGTTCGGTAAGCTGGGCTACCGCCTCAGGCACCGTAGTCGTTGTCATCTTGGGACCGAACCCGAACGCATTTGTCTGGGGGCCTTGGCTCATCATAGACTGTGCCCCTTGAACCATCCCCGGCACAGCCTGCAAGCCTCGGTCCAGACCGTGCCAAGCCGCCTGACCAGCGGGGCTGTCCATAGCCTGCTGCGCCATACCGGACAAGCCTCCGACCGCCTGGTTTACGCCATGGAAGACGGCCTGACCGGCGTTGTTCAGGAACTCTATTGCTACGTTATCCTTCCCGTGTCTGTAGAGGTTGTCTTGCAGAACAGGACGATCTTGGGCTGGGCGGTATACCAAGTCCGAGTATGCCTGAGGACTTGCCTCTGGAAGCCCGTAGGACACGCTACCGTGCGTTCTAGGGTCAAGTGGGCCTGGGGACTCATGCCACGGCAAGATCGCAGGAGCGAGCGTCTGGGGGCCGTATGGGGCAGGTACGGGCTGAGAGGGCTGGACTGGCATCTGGGGCGTCATCGGATCAGCAGCCACGCCCTCGGGCTGGGGCTGGTATGGGAGTGGGCTGTACGCTCCAGCGCCCCACGGATTCTGGGCGAACTGGCTTCGACCGGCAGCAGGGTGTACCGGCTGGACCGAGTTCGCGCCCCACTGGGCGTTGATCTGGGGGTTCAGTCCCTGCTGGACCATAGGGTAGGGCTGTTTGACCGTAGGCTTGACCTTGGCAGGCTTGGGCACGTTCACCCTTAGCCCCGGTCGCATCTGAGCATTGCTCTGGATCCAGCCGCCCACCGGGAGTTGGACCCCACTGTAGTTCAGCGGAGCATTGGCGGGCAGTCCGTTGGGACCGAGCGGGTATCCCGCGTTGAGTTTGGGTCGAGGCAGTCCAGCCATATCACTTACCCCCTTGAGAGAGTCTTGCTCGCCTAATTGCTTGTTTGACCATCCGCTTGGCCCAGAACCGCTGGAAGGGGATGGAGAGATTTCTTTTCTTTGCTTCGGTTTCGAGTTTGTCGAGGATCAGGTCAAGGTTCTGCTCGCATCCATCAGGCCCGATCCTGTTCATCCAAGTCGCCGTCTCATCGCAGTTGCAACTATCGGTAGGCTTAAGGTTGAACCACGGGAATATCTTTTGCCAACCAGCGATGATCCGCTTCAACTCGTTGCCTGGCTTTGTGCCAATGTATCGTGGGTCTGGAGTTCCCTCGCTCTCGCAAATGCAGACAATAGGTTCAACCGCATGCTGAGAGAATAGTATTCCACGGGCAGCACACATGTACCGACCGTCGTGCCTCTTGACAATACAAGGCGAGTTCTCTCTCATGCCAACTCACCAACAGCCGTTATCGTAAGAGTCGCACCAGAGAAGTTGCAGCACACTCCGTCTTCGATCAGGCTACTTGAATTAACATCCATATGAAGGTTGATGCAGTCTTGGGCTGCTGTGCTTCCTGTACTATAGAGCCATCTTCCTTTCGCGCAACCGCCTCCCGTTGTAACGCACGAATTCACGATGATCTCATATCCATATGGCTGACCTGGATCCTTCAACAATTCAACCGATATACCCAACCCAGTACATGTTCCGTCCTCTCCGTAGACGCACAGACTTGGTGTCGTGTAGCACTTGTACCACCTAGCACATGCCGTGAGAGGAATAAGGTAGGTCCCGTTGACATCGTCGCATTTGGAGCAGTTCTGGTCCACCAGTCCGCTGATCACAACCTCTAGGTAAGCCGCCAACTTTCCATTAACACATTTACTGCACGTAATTGTGCAGGAACACACGCAATGCCCAGTCAGCTTGGGTGATATACTGCACGTTGGATCTGACCCACCGGCGCTTGTGACAATCGTCAATTCTCCACTAAGGCCACAGTCGCCGAGATCCATCTCCCACTCGTAGCCTCCAACAACAGCCGTTACCATTCCCGCCGATATGCTGACCGAGAGTGTCGTATCTCCGCATCCTGTGCAAGCATTTGGAATGTTGCACGACCATCCGCAGCTTCCGTTGTATTTGACGGACCATGTTCCGTTCAGTTTCGCACATGCATCAAGACCACTAAGACTCACATCTAGACAGCAAGGGACATAGTGCTGGTCTGTTTCACACTCGTCACATGTACAAGTAGGAGGCACTACAGAATCACAACAGCATTTTGTGAGTCCGTACTTCTGCATTACTGATCAACTTCACAAGAGAACGGCAATAGAAAGACGTACTCGTCTTCACTAAGAATCATGTCGTGGTCCTTAAATATCCTGCACTTCACTCCACTGGCTATCTTCTTACCAGCAGTGATCGAGGACGGAGTGTCGTAAACGGTAATAGATCCTCCGTTTGTGGTCTTGGAAGTACCAGTCAAAAGTGTTGCGGACGCAGAACTTCCAGGAAGCAGATCAGCGGTAAGAGAACATGTATAGATCTTGAATGTCGAGGCAGGATATCCAGAAGCAGTTGCCGAGAGCCACCTACCCACCGTCCCGATCCCAGGCGACGGGGAGTTAGCCGCCATCTTCTCAATGCTTCGAAGATAGGTCTGGCTGATCCTCTCGCCTACCGAGGGCGTCCTGAGATATAAGTCTCTCATGGCATCGACCAGGGGTAGAGAATGGAGAAATTAGCGGACGGATAGAGTTTGTCCCCGGCGTTGTTGTAGATCGTTTCCCAGCCGTTCTCGGTATAGTCCATAGTCCAAGGCTGTGCGCGAACTTTCCATAGCTGAGTGACGCACATGGTAGGCTTGAGGCCAAGCCGCGCCTCGATCCTGGGCGCAGGACCCATGTACAACATTCGCTCTTCGTTGAAAACAACACCCAGAAACAGCGTCTGCCAAGCGTATGTATTGACGTACCCCATCAGATTCATGGCCGCTGCTGACAGCGCAACGTGCCCATAAGACGTAAGGATGTAGTCGAAGCTGGGCAAGAGTACGTGTGTGTCCATGTTCAAGACGTTGCCAGAAGAGGTCGCGGCATACATCTTGTCTTTGGCGAGCGTCCGGTACTCCAGCGCAGGGTGCATCTCCTCAACGGTCATCCGGCCCGAGATAGCCTGGGGATACCAGTACGTGTACGCATACGTCACGGTCAGGACCGCCGTGTCGTACTGCATCTCAGAGATCTCGGCTCCGTTCGGCATCGGGTTGTCGCCGAACGGAAGGATGGTAGCGCCGATAGCGTAGGCGTTGAATGAAGTCTGATACGGATAGACCGCGCCAGGACCCTGCGCAACGTAACTCAACAGGGAATACCTGTCGGACCACGCGCACTGGAGCCTGCGCTTGGCAATAAACCCACCATCGTCGGTGTACTGTTCAGTGGGTGAGCCGTCGAATTCGTAGAATGTTACCATATCAGGGAACTACCCCGCCGTAGTCTTTCATTGACGTTGACAGGTTCTGGATCGCCGCTGCAACCGCATCGGTCGAGGACTTGATGCTGTTCAGGATGTTCTTATGCTCATCCAGAGCGCGGATCATCTGGTCGCCCTGACGCTCGGTCATTGGCTTGTCGTTTCCGCTGACGACCGGCTGGGCTTGTTGGGATGGAGCGTTCCCTGTTAGTTGGAACCCGCCGCCGGGAGGAGGCACATCCTGCCCAGCCAACTCAGGAGGGATCCGTACCTTCTTCGTCATGGGAAGCGCCATGTCATCCTCGGCGTTCGAGATCATCTGCTCGATACGCGCCTCGGATGGCTGAGTGAACTTCCTGGGAGTTCCGTCTGGGTTGGGAGCAGGATCCGTGAACCGGATGAACTGGGGCGGTTCTGAACTGGTCTGGTTTGGTTGGGAAAGTCCAGGAACCGTGGACTTAGGCATCGCATCCTGCATGTAGGGCGGGATGTTCTCGGCCTTGGGTTGGGACGGACTCAAGTCGGGTGGCTGAGAGGACGGTGAGAACCCCCAGGACAATGGCACCTCAGGGTGTGTCGGCTTGACTGCCTGGAAGATCTGGGTATCTGCCACGGGATCAGCCTTGGGCTCTTGGACAAACGAGTCCTTGGCTTCAGACAAAGCCCCCTCATCAATCTCCCCTCGGGGATCGTCGTCCGGTTTCCTGAACCGCGACAGGAGGTTCTTTACGCTATCCCAGAGTTCAGCTAGCATACTTCACCTAGAAAGGCCACTGAGTTACGCCAGCAGTATCCTTGATCGTTCCGAGGGTCGTTCCGTTCGAGGCGTTGAAGGACATTGTCACTTCAGCCGAGACGGCCTCGTCCGACTCATGGTCAGCCAGATGCTTGACGCTCTCGCACCGCATCCAGGTCAGTTCCCAAGTCGCGGAGGCAGACGTTTCTACGTCCACCACGTAGTTGCTACCAACGACCGGAAGCAGCGCAGGGTTGATGTTGTAGACCCGATAGACTAGTTGGGCGTCAATCGCACCACGCTTCCTCTGGCGACCAGCGGCGGTACTCGAAGAGACGTAGGGCTTTCCAGGGCACCGGATCATGAGGTGCATGTACCGAACGTCGTCCTGGTCCACGCCGTCCAACTGAACCGTCAGACTCTCAGAGCATGGGGGGTTGGGAACCGCCGTGTCCGATGTCGCAGCAGCACCTACGGTCAGGGCACCATTCCGAGAGGCATGGACCGCGTTCTCGATGTACTTGTTGTTCTCGACATCCACAATGATGTCGATCTGTTCGCAGTAAGCGGATCCCGTATACCCATAGGTTCCATCGAGCGAGAGCGTGAGCGTGAACGTGTCGCCTGGAAACACTCCCGGCTGGGCTCCGTATCCAAGCCCAACAGACCTCCAGTCCTTCACGCCGCACTTTCGGCCAGTTCCAGAACTGGATCCGCTCGCAACGTATGGGTGGAGTTCGATTGTGTTATCGATGGTGGCGAGACGGACAGTGTCCTCGCCATCAATCGCCATGCTCAATGCAGTTGAGACTGCCATCGTTATATCCCCTAGGTCCCGTTAATGTCGGTTGACTGATACCAAATGTCGATCTCGGCATTGAGCCTTGACACCCATCCCGTCGTCGCTCGCTCTTCACCCATCTGATCCTGAACCTGAACTAGCCTACACCTGCACACGTTGAAGTCATCGCCTGACCAATGTGTCCCTGTGAGGTAGGTCTTCCAGTTCGTAAACGCCTTGTAGATCGCTTCGACGGGCTCCGACCAGATGTGTACTCGCCGGTCCCCAGCGTGCATGTCGATGCTCAGAACCAGAGTCATCATCGAACCGTTGGAGGTTCTGTATGCCCAAGGGACGATGTCTGAGGGTTGGATGCGGACGCGGACATAGTCGTCCTCCGCAGGGACATCGAGGTCAGGGTTCCTGTCGATGGTGTCCGTGAACTTCACGCGGTTGGCTGCGGGGACAAGCGTAGCGAAGTCCGTATGGGCCTCAAGCATGTCCCATACGGCGTCGATGACTTGCCACAGCGATGAGGTCGAATAGGACATCAGGTTCCCGTCCCGGCTTCAAAGCATCGGACCCACAACCTAGCCTCGGCGGTATTCGCCTTAGCCTTCCAAGAGGCGCTGGGGTACATGTACAGCATCATCGCCTTTCCTGGGTACAGCCGAAGTGCGTTCACCATTCCGGTCGAGTCTGGTCCGATGTCGATGTAGTTGGTCGCGTCCACGTTCTTCAAGACACACCAGCCCGGGTAAGCAACGTCTCCGAAGCTGATCGCCTCCTCGGATGTGCCGATCTTCTGGACCGCACCCCCCATTCCAGCTATGGTCAGGTCGTCGTAGAACGACTCCGAGATGTTGACGACGAGGTATCCCTCCGACGCATGCAGGGACACATTTGCGGATATTTCGTTTGCCATTTCTTTACCCTGTCACGGCGTCGATCTTGACGCGGCCAGTTCTAATAGCCTCAAGAGTGTCGAGCGCGTCTTTGTACGTGAAGAAGTGCCTGTGGATGGGTGTGCCTTCCCGCATCTGGATGTCCTCGACCCCTCGGATCTGGAACATCCACACCCCCGCCAGCACCGCAGCAATGTTCTCAATTGTCGTTGGAACCAACCCAGCAGTGTTAGCGACTGGTATTTTGTACGATGTTGTTCTTAAAATGTCATCGATCTTGTCCCCAGCATAGGCAATGGCCCGAGTGATGCGTGCGGTCCTCTCGGTAGAACCATCCGTCGAGTCCACGGTCGCCCACTTCGTCACGGCGTTGGAGCCGAAGATGTCCTCGATGTCGTTCTGGTCGCAGTATGTCGAGGTCATTAGGCGTTATCCCTGCTGGTTGTGGAGTCGGACAACCGCATCTGGCGTGAAGGAGGCATCCCGCACACCCTACGCTGGCGAACTCGCCCCCCATCCATGCCTTTGGCCTTAGCCAGTGCATCCTCGTAAGCCTGCATCGCGGCCATCTTCTCGTTGGGGTACATCCTTAGGGCATTGGCCGCGTGCTTCTCACAGCATCTCAGGAATGTCTCGTGGACCGACACATGGAGATCGATGGGATCGGAAATTGTGTATCCGACAGAAGATCTATTCGCGGAGAACACAGCATCGGCGGTCGCCAAAGTTGCCGATGTGTAGCTAGCAATGGCGCGCTCTTCCACTCTCGGATTGGACCCAGAGAAGTCGGTTGGGCGAGTGCTGGTCGAAGAAAGTCGAATGATCGCACCCTCCATCGTCTCACTAAACGCCGTGCTGGCCCCGGTGATTGTTGCCGAGTTCCCGGTGACCGTTATATTACCCACATAGTCATTGCTGGCCTTGCCACTGTGCCTCAGTTCCCTCGGTCGTCTCCGGTAGACGAAGTCCAGAGTCTCGGTCGTTCCAGACGGCGGCCACACGTAAAGGGCAAGGTTCCCGTAGATCCCCTCCGCTGCGCCAATCGAGTAGTACCGGATGTCCCCGGTGGTCGAGTCGGTCCTCAGAAGTTCAGCGATCTCCTCCAAACTGACGTAGTCCCCGAGGGTCCATCTGTACGTCTCCTCCAGCGTATTGGCCATCGCCTCGAAGTCCGAGGGGAGCAAGTACCACCTGGGGAAGAGCGAGTATGTCTCGCCCGTCAGGTCCGCAGGCGGGCACATGTCAGCAGCCAATGTGACAATGGTCGAACTCTTCCGTTCATCAATGTGGCAGACGATGTCGTCAATGCGGATGTCGTAGTCCACTACGTCCGTTGGCCAGGTGGCACCTGAGAGCGTGAGCATCCGTTCATACGTGCCGCCTGTATGGTCGTAGGTAGCTGTGCCCGTTGTCTGCGGGGCCTTCAGCTGGATCCGAGTGGTCTGCTTCAGGAACGTCCAACTGTGCGCATTAGCGACCTCGTCGTAGGCTTCCATGATGCACCGGCGGATCATGTTCGCATCAGCACTCTTCTCAGAGTAGAACCTGATCCACGACTCAAGCCGGTCGTAGGCATCCTCGAACGTCAGTATTCTCGGTGCGCCCATTAGTCCGTGTTACCTGAGTACTGGGTGACGAGCGAGTCCTTAAGAGACTCACGCTCTTTCTTGGAATACCGCTCCCCGGCCAGCAGTTCCTTCGTCTCGATCTCTCGATCTACGAGCTTTGGATCGACACTGTACGCCTCGTCCAACGGGTTTGGCTCGTCTCGCTCGACGCCCTTCACGTTCACCGCGCCGGTACATGCCCAGCCTTCTTTCTCGCAGATCCTCTTCACATCGCTCTTGCCAGACACCCACGCTCTAGGGTCGCCATGGAACCGTGCCAACCCTGGCATGTACTTCTTACCCTCAGGGTTCACCCCGGCAGCCCTCGCCTTGGATCTGGCCATCTTCCGAGACATGTTGTCGTCCTTGAAACCATCGTCTCCCCCAGCGAGGAACGTAGAGTCCGTACAGACTCCAGGAGCGATGTTGCAGCGGAATAACTTCCGACCGCACTTCCGACAAGTCAGCGTGAATTCCTCGGAGTCCTCAGGCTGTTCCACCCGAGGGCCTCGGTTGCATTTCCAGCACTTGTAGACGTAGATCACTGAACTGGTTCCTCTTGTTCAGGCCCAACTGGTGGTTGCGGAAGGGCCATGGGTGACAGATGAAGTCTCGACATGGGCATCTCGTACATCTCAGCCAGCATGTCAACGAGTGCGTTGTACGGGTCAGGGTTCCCGCCCGGCGTCATGGCGATCTGGAGCAACGGCTGGAGCATGGACTGAGTGATCTGCATCGCATCAGACACCCGTGCCTGCTTGTTCTTCCGTCTGCCAGATCCTGCCTCGACCGTGTACCGGAGTTGCGCTGCCGCCTGGACCGGATCCCCATTGACCGACACAAGCTGTGCCCACGCCTGGGACAAGGGTGCGCCGCTGTAGAACTCGTCCTGGGGAGTCTCGCCGAACAGGTTCGACGGGGGTGGCACAAACAGCCTGGTCGCAATGGCTTCCTTGGCGGCAATGCGGGAGTTCCAGTCCTCGACCATATCCGCGAAGTCGTTCGGGCGGGACGTAGCGTGCCCCTCCCTGATATCCGCCTCCTTGGCTGACCGCATCTGACGCCCAGCGTCCGAACCATACAGCAGCGGCGTCATGCCCGAGGACCGCTCGAAGGCGTTCTCGATCATCGGCACGATCCGCCACATATCAGGGTTCAGTTCCTGACCCTTGATGACCTGGATAAGGCCAGCCAGTTCCCGTCCAGGCTCACCGTCCCAAGGCACAATCTCATGGTCGTAGCCGCTCTGGAGAGCGTTCTGGAGGGCTTCCTGGACTTGGGTTGAGGTAACGTAGATGTCCCTGCACGTTGTCCTGATCCTGCTCATCAGGAACGAGTACAGGTGATCCACGAACACCAACAGCGGCAGGCAGCCTTCCAGTGGGCTCTGTGCCCAAGGGTTCCTGGCATTCGGCAGGAAGTCAAGGGTCGTATACGGCCACGGATCGATCCCCTGGTGGAACGGGATCGGCCACTCCAGCCTTGCCTTCAACTCGCTCGCAGCCGTTGGGTCGGACAGGATATCCGGCGGCAGATTGGCTGGGTGATCCAGACCGGGAATGATGACCAGACGGATATAGGGACCAAGCGACTCCAGGGCGTCGGTGTGTTCTTTAAGAACATCCTCCGTATCCCGAAGCCGTACCCCGATCCCCATTCGAGAATAGACCTCGTAGTACTCGACCACATCGAGCTTGGATCTCTCCTCGGTCGGTACGTCGGTTATCTCGTAAGAACTCTCGAGCGCCTGGGAGTGGTTAGACTTCCTGAGCCCACGAATCTGACTAACGGGAATGTTGAACTCCCTCGCCAGCTTCCAGGCGCTTCGGTTGCGGATGCGAATGATGTACGCCGCATCCCGCATCTGCTCGCAGTCCGGGTCGATCAGAAGCCCGTCTACCGTGTCGTAGTTCGACACAGGCATCATCCCGAACGGGCTTGCCTCCATGTGGTGCCATACCAAGCACCGACCCTTGACCAACGCCTCGGGCAGCGCGGTCCTCTCTTCCCTCGAAAGGTCGTACTCTTTCGGGATCCAGTTCAAGTACCAAGACATCAGCCACGAAAGGATCTGCTCCTGGATGATGATGTCCTGGGGAACCGTAGCTCCGATCAACTCGACCAACTCAGGCGGCGGCAGTGGCCTACGAGGTTCGCAGAGCCTCGTAGGAACCTTGGCATGGATGAACGGGAGCATGACCGCCACGTACTCAGCGGCCAAGTTCCGTCGCATCTTGTAATAGGGAGTTGGGAACTTCTCGTTCTCGTCTCCTACTTCGCGCTCCAGGTACAACTGGCGATACGACTTGCCCATGAAGTCCCACGCCCGCTGCGCAGTATCATCGAACTGGCGCTTCTTCGACTTCTTCGCCAGATCGATCTGACGCTCCCATAGGGAAACGATAGAGCGTAGGACTTCACTTGCCATTATTAGGCCACCTGTTTCTGGGCTCGCTTCGACTCGACCTTAGAGAGCCGATCCACGATCTCCTCCAACAGCGAGTTCATCGCAGTGAGTTGTTGGCCGACAGATCGCTCAAGGATGCGCATCTTCTCGACGCTCGCACGCCTCTCCATCTCCAGGTCCGAAAGCCAGAACACGCCGTTGTTCTGGGACTCGAAGATACCCGGCTTCAGAACGCAGTCCGGGTCGTCCCGGTGGTAGCAAGTCTGGAACCGGATCAGACCGCCCCCAGGACCCGTCATGATCGCGACAGCCGAGACGGCGTTGTTCTTGACCTTGGTGACGAACGCAGGGATGCCGGGTTCACCGGGCCGCTGCGCCACCATGATAGGCGTGTGTTCAGTTACGAACGGAAATACAAAGGACATTTAACCTACCTCTATGCCAGCACCAAAGCTGACACCACTGGATGTGCGAGCGCGGTTACGGTGCCGTCGCCTTTGGAAAGCCGCTCGCATATTGGTTTCCTCAGGCTCTTTCATCTTTTGCGGTGCGACGTACTTCGGATCGAACGCGGCAAGATATTCAAGGGTCGTGACCATATCCTGGTCTTTGTTCATTCCCTTGTTCATTCGCTTGCCGGTGTCAGGGTCGATCTGGGCGTTGCGGACTTGCTTCTCCAACTTCGGGAGCGTTCCCCGGAACACCTTCAACCTGGGCGTCCCAGCGAAAGGCCCAGATCCCCTGACGGACATCCAGCCTAAGAGTGCCTGCTCTCTCGCCGTGATGTCGCTTGAACCGGGATGGAACCCAGCCAACGGTCCCATCACATGAGGCACAAGGTTGATCTGTTTGAAGCACTCCATGAACTGAGTCGCGACGTTCTTCCCAAACCCAGGCGGAACTTGGCGTCCCATCTTCTGATCGATAACGAACGCCTCGAACTGGAAGTTGCCCTCTCGACGCTTGATCTCAGCGGCCACCTTCGAGGCGTCTCGACCTCGCATATCGAACCCGTCATAGACCCAGGTGTGTCTCTCTTCAGGATCCACTGCCGCGAAGATGACTCCGCAGTGCTTGGACCCAGGATCGATAACGACGTACCGAG